CCGCCATAACTTTTTTTGAACTTTTTTCTTCCCCGGTTTTTCTCATCTTTCGCACCCCCATTTTCGTTAAAATACCCAGGGCTGCCCCGAGAGTCAAGAAAAATTAATGGCTTGCAGGGGGCATTTTTTTGTGCTATCGCCCGAAGTATGAACCAGGCTCTCGACTTCGACTTCTCCCCCACCATAAAAGATTTTATCAATTCGACGAAGGTTATTACTATCCTCATAGCTCCCCTGGGAGAAGGGAAGTGTATGGCCAAGGGTACGCCGGTACTCATGGCAGACGGAACTGTTCGCCCTGTAGAAGAAATTGAAGATGGGGATCAGGTGATGGGGGATGATGGAACCCCCAGGAATGTCGCCGGGACTGTTCGTGGTTATGCCGAAATGTTCAAGGTAGTCCCGATCAAGGGCGACCCCTTTGTCGTTAATGGCCCGCATATTCTGTCTTTGAAGCGAACTCGGGCCAAGCGGCCTGGGAGTTTTCGGGGTCGGGACTTGACCGGAGAGATTATTGATATCAGTGTTGAAGATTATCTCAAGAAGTCCAACCAGTTCAAAGCATACCACAAACTCTACCGGGTAGATGTTAATTATTCAGAGCAACCCCTCCCCTTCCCCCCTTATCTTTTGGGCCTATGGCTGGGGGATGGAACCAGTGTCCGACCAGAGATTACAACCGCCGATCCTGAAACTGTTGAATATCTCCAAGAGCAAGCTGAACAAATGGATCTGCGCTTGGTAGTCAAAGACTTTGGAGAGAATAGGTCTAAGGGCTACCAGTTTTGTGGCGATGACGGCAATAAGGGGCAAAACCAGTTTTTAAATTTCCTCAATTCATATAACCTTTTGGGCAACAAGCACATCCCCCCTGTTTTCAGAATTAACTCTCGTGAAAACCGTCTCCTGTTGTTGGCTGGGCTCATCGACACAGATGGGTGGATTAACCATGAGGGATACCAGACTATCCAGAAAAACCAGCGGCTTGCCGAAGACGTCGCCTATCTGGCTCGTTCTCTGGGGCTGGCGGCCTACATCAAGCCCCGAAAGAAAAATGGTTTTGGCGTTGAGGGCATTTATTACCATGTGATGATTTCCGGCGACTGTTCTTGTGTCCCGGTGAGGCTGGCCCGTAAAAAATGTCAGCCCAGGACTCAAAAGAAGAATGTTCTGGTCACAGGCATCAAGGAAATCGTGTCGGCAGGGCAGGGGGAGTATTTCGGTTTTACCCTGGATGGGAATCACCGCTTCCTCTTAGGTGATTTCACCGTAACCCACAACACGTTTGGTTGCATTGGGGCCACGATTGCCCACGCAAAGCGTTGTGGCGTCCCCATAAGATGCGCCTTTGTCCGGGACACCTTGGAAAACATCAAGCTCTCCATCGTTCCGTCCATTCAGGAATTCTTCAAAGATGCCCCGGGAGCCTACGCCTTTAAGAACGAATACAAAGAGCTTACCATCTTCAGCAATCCCCGCATAACTGTTGACCTTTTCGGCATTGATGATCCGGCGAGCCTTGGAAAATTGCAGGGATCTAGCGCGTATACCTTGATCTGGCTAAATGAGCCGGCCCCGATTGCCGACAAGTGCAATGCTGGCCTCTCCGTGGACGTTTACCGGAACGCCGTCATTCGGGCCGTCCGGCACACAGGAACACCTGGTAGGCTGCTGGTGGATATGAACCCGGCCGACGAGGCGCATTGGACGTTCAAGGAATTCATCCTTGAGCCCGACTATGACCCTGAATTCCCCTTGATCCAAAAGCAAGTATGGCACGTTCCTTACGGCGAGAACAGAAATCTGAAGCAGGAATCCCGCCAGGCGGCCATGAAGATGTACCAGAACTCCCCGGCGGAATATGCCCGGTACGTCAAGGGCGAATTCGCCGTTATCTACCAGGGAGAGAAGGTCACACCCTACTACAAGCGGGACATTCACCTTCTGCCTTTCCCGGCAGAACCCGTCCTGGGGCTGGAATCGGTGCGCCTCTGGGATTCCTGGGGATCACCAGCATGTGTCTTAGGGCAGATCACCACGATTGGCCGCCTCATCATCTACAACGTCTGCCTGATTGAAGGCAATTCTGACATTCGCACCCTCATCAGTACCCAGGTGAAACCCCTTCTGAATTCCCCCCGGTGGAAGAACAAGGCCAGAAGCTGGCGGGATATTGGCGACTTCACCATGGCCCTGCGGGATCAAAGCAACGTGGAAGAAAGCGCCAAGATGGTCATCCAGCGGGCCTTCCAGGCCCGATTCGAGCCAGGGCCCTCCACTTGGAAGATGGTTAAGACGGGCATGGACGATATGTTTGAAACCAACGGTCTGATTCAAGGTCTCCCGTCGGTGCAACTGGATCCCGGGGGAGCCCGGCTTCTGGATCGGGCCTTGAATGGCGCCTGGCACTATCCCGTGGACAATTCCGGGAACCGGAGCCGGGAGAAACCGAAAAAGGATTCCGCCTCCCATGTGGGCGATGCGTTTGCCAACGGCTGCGCTGTGCTGCGGCCTTCTTCTCGAAGAAAGGACATAGCAGCTTATCGTGCCGGAGCCCTGAAAGCCAAGAAAAGGGCTCAATCTTATGCGGTAGGAGGGGCAAATCAATGATTACCCCGGAAACGTATCCTCACAAAGACGAACTGTGCAGCGAGTGCTTATCCAGGGAGAACTGCCGTCCGGTTATTCGGCGGGAATTCGATTTCGTTCCCAGACTTAAACATCCGGGAGACTATCTCAAGAAGAAACTCCCGGCGTGGCTCAGGCTGTGCGTCGGGATTACGGGTATATGTAATGGCTGAATTGACCTATGTTGAACCAATCAAGACGGAGAAGTTGCCATGAGCGAGAAGACCTCCCGGGCCGCCGGGCCTTACGGCCGGGGCACCAGTTTTGGGCTCCCCACCAGCGGTCATAGGGGCTGGATGCCGGTTTTATTCAGCAACGGGAAGCATTGTCGCCCGAGCGAGGGCTACAAAAACATCCTGACCAATGAGGAATACCGCCCCCCAGGGGGGCATAACGACGCTCCCCCAAGCCCCACGGGGGAAGTTATCCCGCTGCACTCAACCGACGCCTACCGTGCCGGTTGGGATCGCATCTTCGGCAAGAAGGAGGAAGGTTATGCCACCTAAATCACAAAACCAGGCCGTCGCCATGAATCTGGCGAACGCTATCCAGAAAGGGGACGTCGCTCCGAAGCCAGGAACGCCTTCTGCTGAGATTGCGAAATCTATGAAGCCGGGCGCTTTGTCCGATTTTACCGGGCCGATTCCGGCAGGGCTGCCGAAAAAGGTGACTCCGCCCCCGGCCCCTCCCATGGCAATGCCTCAGCCTCAGATGGCCCCCAAGATGAAGACCGTCGGCGGCCCCGGCCCCGGTCGCCCGAGTATGCGGGTGAAGAACGTCGGGAAGCCCGTCAAGAAGATGAGGTTCATGTAATGGGCCTCTGGGACACGATCAAAAACGTGCATCCCATAAACCCGGCAGCGCAAGCAGTCGGTGACGCTTTGACGGTCGGACAGCCGATCCAGACACAACCTCTCCCCCAGCCCGGCCAGGCAACCGCTGACGCCGCCCAGAAAGAGGCGGTGGACACTGGAGCAGCAGCACTTCGGGAAGCTGTGAAGCGCGGCAAAGGAGAATAGAAAAGTATGGCCGATCTTGTCGAAGTGCTTAAAGGGGTAGGGGATAACATTGCCGCCGGCGGTCGTGGACTGAAAAATCTGGCAGCCCCCCCTGGCCCTGGACAAGCGGCCCCCCCGCTGGGGGATAGTCCGAGTGGCCCCGTTCGGTACAACAAGGACGGTTCCCCTCCCACGCCCGTCAACCCGAATGGTTCTCCCCGGGAGATCACCGTCGGGATGCCGGTAAAAACGGAGAAATTTCCCTAATGGCCGTCCAACTTGCAATCGACTCGAAGGAACTGGCTGAGAGGACAGGAGCCGCCAGGGCTTACGTCGCTGAAGACGAAACCCACTACGTCCGGTTCCTTGATGATTGCGTTAAGGTTTCTGTGGACAGCATGAGGGATATTCGGCGTGACCAGGATGAGTGCTGGCGGGTCTATAACGAGGTAGAGCCCCGGAACTTCAACTTCAAGGAACTCTGGCAGAGCCGGATTACCTACCCGAAGCCGTTCAAGCTGGTTCAATTCGGAATGTCCATCGTGCGCAAGGCGTTCGATGTCGATTTTCTCTCCATCGAGAATGAAGGCGACCCGGAATCAGCCCGATTCTGGAAAAAGCTGATGACGATCATGTTGGGCCGGAACTACGCCAACTTCGCCATTCAGTTTGTGGACGCCGTGGGCATGAGCCTGGCCGTGGGCCAGAGCATGGAAATGATTCCCGTCTATCACCCGGGGAAAGGCCTGCGCTACATTCTCATCCGAGCCCTGGAAGATT